CTACCGCTGCATTTAACTCTTCTGTCTCTACAAAAGTATCCCACTTAGCAGCATCAGTTGCTAGGTCAGTTGATATATGGTCTTCAATACATACTAAGATTGAATCCACACCATACCCTGAAGCATTAGCTACATCTTTAACTGTATCATCTCTATTATATAAAGTAGCTGTTGTCCAGTCTCCTCTATATGTTCCTCTGTTTGTATAGGTAGTTAAGCTGCCATCAGCTGTAAAGCCTATAATTTTATTAGCTCTATCTCCTGCTAAAGCATTTAAGTTTCTACCTTCTGGTAAATAATCTTCAGCTGTAAGAACTAATGTATTACCCTGCTCTGTCTCAAGTCTATCAAACCCTGCTGCTACTGAATTAAACTTATCTTCAATCTCTGTAGCTGTAGCTAGTGTACCTTCTATTAGTCTTGGTCCACCATCTGTATCACTGTTATTATAATATGGATTAGAACCACTAGTTACTTCCCAGAATTCTGAATTCCATTCTATTAATAAATCAGAAGAAGTAGCGATATTCTTTGTAACATATAAAAGTCTTCCTAAACCTTGACCAGCTGCATCAGCAGCGTCTGTTACGTAATCTCTTGTATCATCTGTTGTGTAATTGTAAGACTGGTCTGCTGCCCAATCTCCTCTATATGTTAAACTCATCTATTCTAAACTCCTAGTGTTCTATACGAAGTGGCTGATATACAAAACTTATATCAAGTAAACTGTGTGGAAACTCTGTAGCTGATTCACTGGTAATTGTTACAGATAAATTCTCACCTGCACCGTTTATATATGCTTTTGCATATTGAGATGCACCGCCTCCCCAGTATAGGCTGCTCCAGTTTGCATTACTCCATCTATCTCTTGAAGGGTCTAGTGTATCACTTCCTGTTTCTTTTGGTGTTCCTAGATTTCCATAACTAAAGTCTACTGAATAGTTTAATGTAATATAATCTGGAGTATTAACATTAAGAATCATCTTTCTAAACTTCTTAACCTGATGTGGACCACCTAGGAAGTTGAAAGGAAGAGTCATATAACTTAAATACTTCTCACCATTGAAACTATTTCCTATATCTAATTGATATACATAGTATTTTTCTACTTCATTGATTAGTTCTTTCACACCTACTAGATGAAGTTCCTCTTGAGAAGTAAAGGACCAGTCCTCCTCTCCTTTATACTCATGTAAATCTGCACAACTTATTGCAAATGGATATACACTATGTGAAAAAGATATTGCAGGAACTTCTCCTCGCATCATCTCTGTGCTATTCAGTATAACAGAACTATAGTTATCAATAAAGTTTCTAAAATATAGTTTGTATTGTGCTTTCTGTCTGCTAATAGAAGAAGTAATAGGTTGATTACCTGCTAAGATAGGTTGTATCTTATTACTTAATGAATTAGATATAACATCACCAAAAGTATCTGAAGCTCTTAAGCTTGTAATACCCCAGTTGTCATAGAACAATGTCCTAGAACCCATACTCTGTTCTGTATAAGGAAAACATCCTATATCTTTAGAGTGTTTCTTTAGTTCCGCATCTGCTAGAGGACCTTCTATTCCTTTAAATAAATATGTTTTCTCTTTACAGAAGATGAAGAGTACACCATCTGGGCCTGCCAGAAGTCCTGTCAACAAACTCTGTACACCTGTACTACCTGCTCCTCTAACTGCATCAAAGTCATGAGGGGATAGGGTACTACTTATAGCTAGTTCACCAGCTCTAAATCCTAAACATAGTCTATTGCCTTGTGACTCAATGTGATGTGGAGCATCATTATCATATCCTGAATTGATTTGAACAAGTTGTTGTTTAGTATCATCAAACTCAAAGGCTTTATTGAAACCATCAACACCATATAACAATCCACCATCTTCTGATATATCATGTGAGTGGGCTAGGGGTTCTACTGTTCTCTCTAAGGCTGTCCAATTAGCTACTATAACAGTGTTAGCTTGATTTGTTTTACGTGAATGTCTTGTATTACATATGTAACTCTGGTCAATCTCTCCTCCTGGGAAGAGAGTTGTGACACCTAAAGCATCAACACCATCATCTGTACAGATAGCTCCAACTTCCCACTGATAAGATACATCAGCTTCACTCACTGTTATGAAATGACTTCCTATATAGTTACCCACTCTCCCTACAGTAGCTCTAAAATTACTCTCTACAAACTGGTAGTAACCACCAGGTAAAATAGTTGTAGCAACTCCAGGTGTTTCATCCATAGGGTCTGGACGTGGTAGTCTTATATCTGTAACTTCTACCCAACTACCTGGTGACAGTAAGATGTTAGTGCCCCATAAAGGTTCACTGTCTCCATCCGCTTCGCTTCCTATCCTCCACGCAGCAGGGACAGCCTTCCACATACCACCTGTAGCTCCACCTACTTTGTTTTGAAACATATATGAATTATTATTGAAGGTTACTAAACCTCTTACTGGTCCTTCTCCTGGAAGATTACCACTTACTAAAGGTCTATACCCTTTGATACGGGTATAACCTGTATTAAAATCTTGTTCATAGTTGTATAGGAAACGTGCTTCACCATCAGGAATCCTCAAAGCAGAAGCTACTAAGTCTTCACCACCTACTAAAGGAAATGTCTTTAATTTATTACTAGCCATTATTTTTCCTGTTAAGCAAATGGAACAAAAGGTGGAGTAACTAAATAATCTCTTGGCATTTCTGAATATAACATAGCTTCAAACTGTACCTCAAACATAAACCTAGCACTTTGATATACTTCCTGAGCATTGTAATACTCTCCATATCTCATAAGAGCTTGTAACTTAATTAGCTCATGGTACTGCTCATGGAAGATTGGTTTATCTCCATTATCTGTCATGACATCAGGTCTACTAAAACCATAGAACTTAACCAAATGGTCTATATTGTCTACTGGGTTTACATTACTGATTTCATAAGGAAAGAACTGGTAGTTATTAGAGGGGTCTACTGTATATTTTCTTGGTATACCTCTCTCTGTATCCTTTAAAATCTCTCTATCAATTTGCCATACTGACCAAGGCACATACTTAAGTATACTCCACTCTTGTTTAACCACATCATAGATACGGAAGGTATCTAATGTAGCTGTCCTTACACCTATTGCTCCATTGCTTCCTACTAACTGTGCTGGGTTGTACAGATTCTGTCCACCCTGTAATGTAAACTGATAAGCACTATGTAGAAAGTTCCAGTTCTCTTTCTTTGTTTGGATGTCAGCATAAGCTTCTTTAACCCACCTAACAATATCTGCTTGAATACCTATTTGGTTTCTTACAGAAGTAGGACCTTCCCCTGATATGCCAGACTGAGCTCTAACATCATTTGCTAACTCCAAAAATGTAGACATTACTCTTCCTCTTCTTTCTTCTTCTTATTTTCAGCTCTAGTCTTAGCGGCACGTTCTGCCTGCTTAGCTTTCTTTTCTTCGACATCCCTTGCTTCTTCATATTCTTCATATGAATTGTACAAGACATCTCCTTTTAATTCTCTAAGTTTCCAAGGGGCTTTAACTTCTCCTCCTTGATACTGATATGACCTTTTTCTTAAGGTTCTACATATAACTAAGTCTTTAAATTTATTCATTTTATTTCCTTTATAAAAAAGAAAGGGGTAAGGGATTTCTCCCCTACCCCTAAACCTTATATTGCTGTACCGATTACTGCTTCAACGAGACCTTCAGGCTTGATGGTCTTATAACCATATACCTGTAGACCACGCATCAACTCACCGAAGCTGTCTGGATTAGGAAGAGTTTCATTCTTCACAATCTGACCAGCGAATGCACAAGCTGATGGAACACCTGCATAGATGTAAGACTGACCAGCAGTCAGACCTCCAACGACACCTGTATCACCAAACTTAGGCAACTGGTTAGAGCTATAGATGGTGAAACGGTCAATTGTTCCCACCTTACCATTACGTAAGACAGATGTACTGTCCCCCATCATGTTAGCACCGACCAATGCAGATGAAGCATTTGTGCCTGTTGCTACCGCTTTCATACCTTGAATAGCCCAAGCTGGTAAGACAACCCAACGACCTGTTTCAGGTGCGTTCTGTTCATCTAATATCAGACCTAGTTTCAAGATTGCATTAACAATATCATTAGATACAGCGTTCAATGCAAACATAGTTGCACCACCACCGACACCTAGATTAATACTCTTACTGATAGCACCAGCTGCAACACCACGATTCTCAACAGCCTTAGCTGTGTTCTGCATCTTCAGCAAGATATCAGCATCAACAACCACCTTAAGTTGTTCTGAAGCTGCATCAGCAAAGATGCTCATCAGATTCAAATCAGACTGGTATTTATCGATATCATCAATAGCGAATGCCCATACCTTAGCTGAATCAATTGGTAGTTCTACCATAGCTTCGCCAGGTACACCATAATCTAGTGCTTGACCAATAGTATAATCAGATACTGAGATTAGTGGTTCGGACCTAATGTTTACATTATCTCCAAAACCCTTAATCAAACCTTCATAATCGGTTGAAGTAATTGCTGCAATTACACTGGCATTATACCAGCGTTCAATTAGCTTACCAGCCCAGATTTCTGGGATGTAACCTTGTGCACCATCAGATGAATAAGGTTCTGTAGGGTAAGGAGTACTTCCTTCCCAACCTGGATTTGCTCTTGTTGGACCTGCCATTTATATTCTCCTCAGAATAAAAGGGCTAATGCTTTTTTAGACTCCTATATAAATCTTCTTCTAAAGCTTGAGCTTCTTCAGGTGTGTATTTACCTAGAGCTTTATTCTTATAGAATTCGGAAGACGTTGCCGTATTCCAGACTTTATTCAAACTTCGTGGAGCACCCTTTGGGTTACCGCCTGACGGAGTTGACTTTGGAGTTTGCATTAACTCTTGCATTGTTGTTCTTTTAGCAGAAGGTTTTACTCCTGCCTTCTTTTGTGTACTAGCAAACTCGGTATAAAAACTAATTATCCTGGCTATGTCTGGTGGATTCTCTTGCTTAGCTTTCACTAGCATATCAAATCTTAAGTTACCAAACCTGTCAGGTTCTTGAATCCACCTCTTAAACGCTGGACTAGTATCAATAGTTTGATAATTAGGTACGCTTGCTTTCACAGTGTCAACAATACTTTCATGTAAATGTTGAGCTATTGTATTAGCCTTATCCCTTTCATCATCTGCAACTACTGCTTGTAGCCTATTAACCTCATCTTGTAACCCTTTAAGCTTTACATCTACAAACTTATCAACACCGTCTGCTTCCTCTTTCGAGAATAGGTTTAGCATGTCTTCTTTAGTTGTAGGTATCGCTGCTTGAGCATCTGCGAGTTGTTGTCTAAGAGTAGCATTTTCTGTTTGAGTTAAGTCAAACTGATTTGCTCTCTGTCTTAGCTTGTGAATTGTTGAATCAGTAGAAGCTTTATATCCAGTGAAGCGTTTCTTCCAATCTTCTTCAGGGGCTGCTTGTGCAGACTGAATAGGTTTAGCTCTATCTAGTACATCTACTACTGCTTTATCTGTTTTTATTTGTGCTTTAGGGTTGGCTAGTTGCTTGATTCTTTCATCTGCTGCACTGCCAGCTGAAGCTGCTTGTGTGTTTACTGTCATGTGTTTCTATTCCTTAGAGGTATAAAGAGCGATTGTTATTTACAGGCTCTAACTTACGGTTCTATTGGTTGTGTTTAAATAAAGCTATTAGTTCTGAGAGGACCTGAGCCCGACCTTGTAACGGCTGCATCTTATCTTTGCTTGCCGCTATTAAGCCTGTGATACAAGTCTCATACTCTTCTTCTAGTAGCTGTGTTAATCTGTAGAAGTTAGGCTCTCTCTGTAAGGAGAAAATACTCTTCACTAATTCTTCTTTAATTCTAATCATTATATTTTTCTTAAAAGGATTTGTTTACGTTCTTCTCTACGTATTCCTGCTATTCCTAAACCTACCAGACCTAAGCTCATAAGAACTAAGATGGAAGGTTCAGGAACTATGGAATAATTCCATGAGCCACCTATTAAGTCACTATCTTCTCCGTCCCAACCTAGTGTCTGAAAAGAAACTAGGAACTGACCGAAGTCTGTACCACCTCCTATACCAGTGCCTGCATCATAAGGTGCTTCAGTAAAAACTGTATAATCTGTTTCTGTATTAAAAAGAAAATCAAATACTAAACTTTCTCCTTGTCCCAATCTACTACCAGGAGTATTGCTATCACCGATATAATCAAACTGTACACCACCACCAGTAGGAACTGTAAAAGTCCAGGTATCTGGATTGAAGTTAAGAACACTGAAGTCCTCTCCTAGTATAGCATTCATGTTTATGGAGAACAAATCAATAACAGGGTTAACATCTCCCGATGTATTTTCTAATTCAAAAGACCATGTAAGATTGTCTGTAGATTCTACAGAGATATCAAAACCATAATTAGCTGTTACTGATGTATCACACCCAGTATCTCCTGGGCAATTATAGGAAGAACTGATTACTGTTGCATTTGCATTAAGTGATAATGCCAGTAGAGTTGCTACTATTAATTCTTTCATTATTAAAGTCCTGTACCACTTGGGCTATTAGCCTTAATCTGAGCTTCTAATTCAAACCTAGTATTCTCATTAGTCTCTTTAAGGGCTGTATCTTTAAGTTTAGTTTCATTGTTATCTCTATTATTAGTGATAGCAATCTGTGCATCAATCTCTTTCTTTTGTAATTCTATATTGGCTATCTCAAGGTCAGTTTGTTGCTGCTTCATAGCAAGCTCACTCTCTAACTCTTGGTCTTTCAATCGAGTCTCACTACGCATAGTCTCAATCTTCAGCTTAGTTTCTTCTGGTGAAGGAGGAGGTGGCTGTTTAGCCTTCTCTTCTTTTCTCTTCTCCATTGCTTCAGCTGTAGGGGCTATGTCTACCATATCATAGTTACGTAAGATGTTACGTAGTAAAGCTGCACGACCGTCTGGTCCTAAAACTTCTTGGTCTATTGGATTAGCAGTTGCTTGTAATAGCTCCATACTACGCTGGTTCTCTACAGCTTTAGCTACTATACTCTTAGCACCTGTAGCTACAACACTCATATCTCCTTTATACCTGTTAGGTACTTCTGGATTAAGCATATTAACTTGAAACTGATACTGTAGACGTGGTTCAATGACACCTGTATCTATATTCATAACAGCTTTCTTAATCTGTTTAGAAGCAGTTTCAAGGAGCATAGCTAAGCCACTAGCTGTTTGAGCTCCTTGTTGTGCTCTTGTCGGGTCACTGCTATACGCCTGCTTGGGTATACCTGTTACATCTCCAACACTATCAAAGTAATACTGATATACAGACATAAGTTCTTGAGCATTACTAGCTGGTTGAAAGAAGTCTATAGGTTTAGTATTAGCCCCTGCTGGGTCACTTGTCATCTGCCAAATCTTTAATGGCTTTATACTTTGTAGACTTTCTCCGTTAGGTAGTCTATCTGTATACACTACAATTTGAGGTCCAGAGGCTATGCCCATATTATTGCTTAGAGCTCTGGCAGTAGCATTGACCAACCTTTGATGGGGTTGAGCAAGCATTGCTACACTCTTACCCCAGAAACTTCCTGGTACTCTCCTGTATGAAGCCATGTAGTAAGGCCTCTTACCTTCTTGGTCCAGATTAGGAATGGCTTTGATTACATGATTACCTATTAATATTGCATCAATATCTATTTCTTTATACTTATCTCTATCAGTTGGTTGTCCGTATTCATCTAACTCTTCAGTTATAATGCCTTGTCCTTGTAAGTCTTCAATTGAGTATCCCCAATCTATCATCTTATCTACACTTACAAAACCCAGAAATCGAAGTCCGTAAACACTTCCATCCTGACCACTAAAACTTGTTGAATGATTCTCTGAATATCTACGTTGGCTATCAACGCTAGACTGCCAACTAGCAAATCCGCCTCCATCTACTTCCTCCAATACTTTAAGTATGTTCTCATTAGAATAGCCTGGTTTATCTAAGCACTTATATATCTCATTCCTACTCATCTTAAGACGTTCTATTAAACTACCATCATTGATAGTCTTCTGGTCTGGTGATGGGTATATGTCAAAGGGTGAAACACGTTCGTCCTTAGCTATCAGTTCTTCGGTAGACTCCATAGTAAACTGACCGTCTACTACACTTGTAACCATCTTAGTGTTATATTCATATGTAGTCTTAATGAATGCTGTAGGGAAAGTTACTAAGTCTGTTATAAAATCTTCTAAAGTGGTATACCAATCTGAATCATGGAACTGGTCATCTATAAGATTTTCCATATTCTCTGCACGTATAATACTTTCTTTTTTAATAGTTAGATATAAATCCTCTGCCT